GCAGTCGCCAACGAGCCGTAACGGAACTCCATGGCACCCTCTAGGGATGTCAAGGCCGACGCGCCCTTCCTGACATCAGCAATAGCGACCTCTCCGATCTTCCCGTCAGAGAGCACCAAGCCGAACGCAAAGCGGTCCTTTTCTGTTGGATGCAGCCGCCCGCCGTAGCGCACTGCTGGAGGCGTCACCCATACACCACCTTCGCCATTGCTCTGACGGCAAAACACCAGCGGGATGGAGTTCCCGATCGCCGCACCACGCTGATCTGCCACCAAGTCATGGTCGGTGGTCATCATTGCGGCATACTCATCTCGCCGCAGGTTGGTTGATACCGAAGCCGAAGCGCTTTGCGGGACCAGGAATGCAGGGCTTGTCATAGCTGTGGTGGCGTCCCGATCAAAGACGTTGTGAACTTCCTCGGCGGCGCCTGCGCTTCAACAGGGTCCAACACGCTGCCAACACTCAGATCAATCATAACTTCGTTGTATGACAGACCCACAACTTCACCTAAAAAGTTAGCCAGCAGTGTTCCGGCCTTCACTGATGTAGTGGTGGCATCATCAATAGTTTTCAGCGTTAGCTGAACAATGTGCCCGCTATGCAGTCCACTCAGCAGAATGTCAAGCACCTGGCCGGATAGCGCCAACTCAATCGACATGTCCTCTTTGGCCGCCGTTCGTGTGCTCGTAATTGAGGCCACGTTGAATGGGTAGAACGTGTGGCCGTCAATGGTTGTGTCGGGCTTGAAGTTTTGCACCCGCAACGTGGCCTGCGCACTGTTCTTCGGCCGCACAATCAAAAATGCCCCAACAGCTGATTGCGTCATCGCATCACGCCGATCTCACGGCGCAGTGACGGGTTGCGGCGGATGGAACTGATCGTTTGCTTCACAGCATCGTTGATGATCCCAGGCACGGCATTGGTGCTCAGATAGTTCTGATTGTCCATCTGCATGATGTTGCCCGCATAGGTCACGCTGATTTGCGGATCCTGCAGCACTGCATCACCGCGACGACCTTGCGCATAGTTCATCATCGCCGATGACATCTTCGAGGCGGGAATCACATACTCAGGCTCGCCGCCCTCGCCGATCAGGGCATTGGTTGGCTTGGTGACATACCCACCTTCTGCATACCGCCCATAAGACGGTGGCGTTGACGGTGAGCGCCCGCCGTTATTGAACCTGTTGGCCGCTTCCGCAATCTGTGCCTTCAATCGCGCATAGTCCTGCTCCCACAGCATCCCGCCAGCGATTCCGCCCTTGTTGAACAGGCGATCCATCTCCCCTTGGGCCCAACCCATGAAGTCACCGTTGCCGCCAGCAGCGCCCAGGCCCATGCCATGGAACAGGCCACTGCCCATCCCGGCGCCATTGGATGCCAACGCTGAGGCGATCGCATTCACGGCACCAGCCGCCGCCTGCGCATAGCTAGCGGCGCTGCTCATGTTGGCGGCGAACGTCCCTGCGCTGTTGGCGGCGTTCTCCGTTGCGCTAGCCACCATGTTTTGGTGCATTGCTGCCTCCGCTGCAGCAACACGCCCTCGGAACACGGCATCAGCAGCGCGAAGCTGCTGTTCTGCCACTTGCGTGGTGGTCTGCAGCATCTGCTGGCTCATCTGCACCGCAGCGGTCTGAGCCGCCAGTGCCTCTTGATGCTTAGCCGTTGCAACGCCCTGCGCTTCGGCCAGGGCCACCACAGCCGCCAGCTCCTGCTGCTTGACCTTCGCCGCTTCCAGCGCAATCTGCGCCTTCTGCACCTCAGAAGCGATGCTGGCCTGCGATGCCGAGAACTCCAGCTCGGCCTGACGAACGGTCAGGTCATAGATCATCTGCGCCGCGGTGACGCGCTCGCCCTGGCTCTTGGCGGCCTGCAGCTGGCGCTGTGCCTGCTCCAGGTACACCTGATTGATGGCCTGCTCCGCCGCAATCCGCGCCTCTGTGATCCGCTGGTTGTTGTCCGCCTGCTGCGTCTGCACCTCAGAAGCACGCTGCAGGGCGCTGTACTGGCCCTCGATCGCCAGCTTGCCGGCCTCAAACGCCTTCTTCATCTGCTCGGCTTTGGCCTGCACCGCCCCGACGCCGGCCTGAAGGCCCGGTGCCGTGGTGGCCATGTTGATGAACTCCTGCTTGGCCTTGGCGGTCTCGGCGCTGATCTGCGCCATCCCTTCATTGACCTTCTTCATGCTGGCATCAAATGCCGCCGCCGCCGCCACAGACGCGCCAATGCCCGCCGCGATTAACGCCCAGCCACCGGGGCCCGACATGGCAAGAATTGCCGCCTGCCCGACCTGAACCGCCTTCTGCGCCAGCGCCCAGGCTTTCATCGCACCAATAACAACAGCGATGCCGGCGGCGATCGGCGCCATCGTTTTGGCGAAGTTGACCAGGCCGGTGACGATGCCAGTCAATGGCTCCCGCCAAGCGGTGATCGCTGCCCCGGCGACCTTGATGACCGCGGTGAAGCTGGCCATGGCGCCAACGATCGCAGGGCCAAATGCCTCGGCGATCTTCTCCTTGAGGTTCTGGAATGCCACGCCCAACGACTCTGTGGTCGTCATGGCCGGCACCGCTGAGGTGGCCAGTGTCTGCGCGGCCTTGAACAGCACGTCAGAGGTGATCCGCCCCTCTGCACCGAGCTTCTTCAGTTCACCCACGGTGACGCCAAGATCTTTGGCCAGCTGCTGCGTCAGCGCTGGCATCGTTTCCAGCACAGCCCGCAATTCATCGCCCGCCAGCACGCCAGACGCCAAGCCCTGCTTCAACTGCAGCAGTGCGCCCTGCGCTTCCTGCGCCCCGGCACCAGATAGCCGCGCCGCCTTCGTCAAGCCAACAAACAGCACCTCCAGCTGCTGCGCTGAAATGCCCGTGCCGCGCAACGCTGCATAGAGCTGCGAATAGCCCTCACGCGCATCAATGGCAGAGACGCCGAGCACCGACTGGATGCGCTGCACCGCTGAAGAAGCAACCTCTAGCTCGCCGTAGGCACCGGCCAGGGTTGACAGCTGAATTTTGCTCTTCTGCGACGCATCACCAACGCTGGCAATGTCTTTGGCGAGCAGGCCAATGCCCAAGCCCGCAATCGCTGCTTTCAACGCACCAAAGCCAGCGCTGCCCTGCGCCGCCGCTTTCTCCAGCGAACTGCCAGCTGTTTTCGCTTGATCGGTGACGCCTTGCAGCTGCCGCTCAAACTCGCGGATGTTATTGACGCCTTGGCTCTTAAAGACGAGATCAACCGCGAACTGCGTTGCCACCCGCCACTACCAATGCCTAGGTCAAGTCTACCGACGCCAGCTGGCCTTCCTCTCCGCCTTCTCCCGCTCCTCGTGCCGCCAGCTGTAGTACCCGTTCCAGAGCACCATCTCCTCTGGTGTCATCCGCTCCTGCAGCTCCCCAACTGTCATGTGCAGTTCAGAGGCCAGCAGGAACTGAAAATTCAGCCACGAGTCTTCCTTGAAGAGGCGGACGAGGGCTTGGGGTCCAGATCATCCTCCTCCTCTTCTTTGTCCTTCTCGCCTGAATCCAGCAGCTGCAGCAGCAGTTGATCCACCACATTGGCCGGCAGTGCATTGCGCAGCTCCGCCGCCTCCGCCTGCACAAACAAGGGGCTCCCTTGCTCGTCCACAGCTTTCATGATCAACAGCTGAAGTGCAAACGCGGTGGCGTCATCACCACTGGCCTTTTGCGCCTTGGCACGCTGCGCCAGCGTCAGCGGGGTATGCCAATACTCAAATTCCGATCCGTCAGGAAGCTCCACCGATTTACGCACAGGCGCCATGCTCACGGCGGCCTTCAAGCGGTCCAGTGCCCGATCCATACCTAGGAGTAGTGACTCGGAATCACTCTAGACAAGCAGGGGAGCAGCGCTCCCCACACTCTTGCCGGCAGAGAGTCACCATCCGCCGTGCCAAGCCTACCGACAAAAGAAAAAGCCCCCGCTTTCGCAGGGGCTCATCGTCCTCTCACTCAGTCTGCTTACAGCTTCACGCCAAACAGCGCAGTCGGTTGTGCAGCCAGGCTGAAGCTGATCTCAGCTTCCACCACGTCGTCAGTGTTGACGCTCACCGAGAACCCGTTGAGCGACACAGCAGCCTCGATGTAGTTCGAGGTGGTGTCATCCAAGGTGCCGCCAGTGCCAGAAACGGCGTTGATGTAGAGCTTGACGCTCGCAACGCTGTTTTTATACATGCTGTTGGCCAGCAGACGCTGGGACAGGCCCGTGCCGCTGGTGAACACAACAGTCATGCTGCCCTCGCCAGAAGCGAAGCCAGCCTGGCTGGTACGGAAGCTGGCGTAGCGAGACGCGGCACCGCCAACCTTGCAAGGCAGGGTGGTGGTGTCCACGGTTTCACGAGACAGGTCAAGCGACCAGCTCTTCACGCCGCACAGTGCATCAACAGGCGCAAACGCGATGTTGACGTGACCAGCAGAATCTGCCGTGCCGGTGCCGCCGTCACCGTTGAGGGTGATAGCAGTGCCGCCCTTGGTGGCAGATACGTCGATCGTGCCGGAAGCAACCGCCACGATGTAGTAGGTCGTGCCAGCGGTAATAGCTGTGTCAACCTTGCCGCCGTTTTCAACCTTGAACACCACCGAGTCGCCAACGCGGTAATCCGCATCAGCAGGCACAGTGATACTGGTGCCAGCGGGGAAATCAGCGTGATCCTTCAAGCACCAATGGGTGCCTGCGGGGGAGAACATCACCAAACCATCTTGGCCGGTGAGGCTGCTTGTTGAACATGCAACAGGCATGTCAAACCTCGGAAAAACAACAGGCGGGGGCGTCTGCGTTACCAGCGGGGGCTCTGGTTCTCTAAGCCTAAGCAATCCGTCGATTCCTAGAGTGTGTTTACCGCAACTCGCTAGTCATGGCCAAGTCCCGCCGGTTTGACGAGAGCAAAGTCACCCGCGACGCAAACGGCCGCTTTGTCAGTTGGTCAATGGACATCCAGGTTGGCGGCCAGCGCGTTCAGAGCAGCGGGCCTGATGCCAAGCCCAAGCCGTCACGGCCTGCTCCTAGCCTCTATCCGCCGGCCCTGTCGCCATCCCACCAAAACATGATGGACCTCAACCGTCAGTTGCGGGAGCGGATGATCCGCGACCTGCGCAACAACACCATCAGCCCAACCGAGCTGTCCTCTCGCCGCCGGCGCTCCAGCAGCCGCTTCGCCTGACGCTACGGAACGCGTGCAGTAAAAGCGCAGCTCAGGCTTGTCACCTGATGGGGCCGGCGCGTTTCGTCGATCGTTCCGCCGCTGATCGCATTGGGTCCGTTGACGTTCCTGGTCCGCAGGTAGACGCCGCCTTCATTGCTGCCGCCCTTGTTGCACTTGACCCAGGCATGGATCACCCCCTGCAGGATGTCCTCCACAGGCTTCATCCCCTTGCCCTTGGGGGAATAGATCAGGACGTTGCAGCTTCCGATGATCGCGTCGGCGCCATCACAGCCGATGGTCTCCACCAACGTCTGCGGGATTGAGATGTTGACCACCGCATAGGTGCCATCAGCATCCTTGCTAGGCGTCTCGCTCACGTTGTCCCAGTGCTGATCAGCAAAGGGCACGCCCGCCGCTGTCAACGCATCAGAGGTGAGCTTGGCAATCGCGCCGCGAACCTGTTGGAAGCTCATAGGTCAAAACGCTCCTTAGCGACACGGGCGGCCGCCGCCTGAATTTTGGGCACCCGCGCATTGATGAAGTCAAAAAACCAGTTCTTTGATTGCGACACCACATGACCCTCCAGTGCCACGTACTGCACGTAAGGCAACGAATTGGTGAGGTGGTATTCCTTGGTGGCATCCACCCTGAGGCCGGTCGCATCAGTGTTGGGCGAGTCGGTGCCTTCTAAAGCCACGGCGCTGCTGGCGGAGCCTTCTGAAGCGAACCAAGACGAACGCAGCCGGCCGGTGTCATACGGCGAAACCTTGGTGCTGCCCAGCTCTGCCTGCGTCGTGATCAGCGTTTCAGCCTGCAGCGTGTCCAGTGCCTTTTTCAGATGCGCCGCCAAATCCTTGGCATTGTCAAACCGGGGCATCAGTTCGCCCTCACTGTCAGCTTCGACGCAATCAGCCCCTTGCTGCTGTATGTGGGCTCCACCGCCGTCACCTTCCAGGTGGTGCCGTCGTAGGTCACCTGATCGCCTGTTTTCGGCAGGATCGGCAGCGTCTTGTGCTCAACCCAGAGCAGCAGCTCATACTTCTCGCTCGTGCCACCCTCCTCAACACGGCTGCGGTTCAGCACACCAGCGTTGATGTTGTGGTCAACGTCAGCGCCAACAACAGCACCTGTCAGCGGGTCATAGGTCGGCGTGCCCTTCTCGTGATACACGATCGCCGTTGGGAACACGCTGTTGATCAACGTGTCGGCAACAGGGCGAAATGCAGCATCAATGTCGATGGCCCTAGCCCTCCGCAGGCGCAACATCAGTCTATGCTTTGCAGTAGTTCCCTCTCAGAGGATGCCCGTCTTTCGCCCAGTGCC